GCTCATTCATTGTAATCACGGATAGCATTATATGCTTTTCTGAGATTGCTCAAAACAAAATCATCTTTCTTAAAACTACCTCTATGAGGTCGGATATCAGAGAGACTGGGAACAGAAAGTCTGGATAAATCCAAACGATCGTTAACAGTTACATTCTTGGTGGCACTATTATAGTGTTCAACATGAATATCATGATTTGTTCTTAGACTGTCGTCTAAGTAAGGCTTACAGGTTTGTTCTTGAACTCTAAACATATAATGTTTAGGATCCTCTGGAATAACAACGTTAGTCCAAAATTCAACAGTTGATTTATAAACATCAGCTTTTGAATAGGAATTTTCTGTCAACCTATCGTGAGCTATTGGTTCGTAAAGTCTCCAAACGGGTGCTACTCTAGTTATTAGAGGAATACCAGAAGGGTTAAGTCCCAAGCCTATTGGATACGGCAATGAAACGATAGTCTTCACAAAACGTCTAGCTTTGAAAGGAATGAATTTCATACCCTTCATACCCAAGGACTTAATAGGACCTAAGGGGTTGCTAGTTTTGTAGGCTTGCCACTTGAAAGAATCACTGATTCGATCAGGTGTTATAACAAAGCCCACAAATTCAGACAGCTGATTAGAAACAATAGTTTTCGGTGCAGAAATTTCGACACCGAGCTCCATCATTCTAATTTTATAACTTGCAGCAACATTCGGATCGGTAATGACAACGTCATCCCCAACAATTCGAAAAGTATCGTTCAGGTCAAGATCTCTCTCTATTTCACGGAGTATAAAACCGTGAGTGACGGCAAACATAGCAAAACTAGGATATAAACCCTGGGGTTGCCCTGTTAACCACGAAAGAACACCATGTTCGTTAGTGTAGCCATTTAAAGATGGACTAGACCAATTAGCACGCGATATCTCCTGCATTAATAATAAACCGTTTTTTATCAGATCGATCTCAGTTGTGGTTTGGTTAGACTCGTTATCACACTCGCCCTTATAGAAGGGTACAGTAGTTAATTGGTTTAGCAAACTTCGAATGAGGTTAGTTTGAATATCTAATGGTAGTTTATCTGTAGCGTTTGATAAATCATAAGCATAGATCGTTTTCCGTTCTCTAAGGGCAGACTGAGCAAAAAGAGCTCCGTCAGCCTGATTATAGGTACAATCCCAAGGAAGTTCCTTGAGTAAACTGTACAGATAGTCACCCAATGGCCTAACAGCACATTGGAGAAGACGAAAAGGATTAGCTACTGAACGTAACTTAGCACCCTTTTCTTGGATAAAGCCGATGGTACCAACCAAAGGTTTAGCCAAGCATTGTTTAGCCAATTGTTCTCCATCCATACACATGGGTTTTGAACGAAAACGTATTGCTTTATGAACAACTAAGGAACTAGTTCCGGTTGTTTCAGCAATAAGACCGACATGTCTCATACAGAGACGTCGGTTGGCTTCACTCACATCTACGAAATCCTGTATTAAATTTGCAGGGTTAAGTTCAGTTTCCGGAATTGTTCTCAAT